TTGTTCACGATATCTGGGAACGTGAGGTTCATTGCGATCTTGATGGGCACACCAATCTCATCAATGCTGATGTTGGGATCAGGTGTGATAACTGTACGCGCTGAGAAATCCACACGCTTGCCCATCAGGTTTCCACGAATACGACCCTCCTTGGACTTGAGGCGTTCATAAAGACTGCGCAGAGGACGTCCGGTGCGTTGGCAACACGGACCAATACCAGGGATTTGATTGTCTACCAGCGTCGCCACGTGATACTGCAGCAGCGTGATGTACACATCCAACTGCTCGCGAGAGTACTCCTTTTCCATTTTTTGTTTGAGTGTGTTGTTGGCCTTGACGATGTCGCATAGCTTATGCGTAAGGTCATCTTCCATGCGCTGTCCAGTGTCGTTACGAACCGAAGGGCGCACTGCAGGAGGTGGCACAGGAAGCACCGAACAAATCATCCAATCGGGGCGATTGTACTTGGTGTGGAACCCAAGCCTTTCTAGGTCAGCATCGCTGATGCGCTTGAGGATACGAAGCACATCCTCCGCCGAAAACACTTGCTTGCGATTCTCTTCGTTGACTTCTTTCCACTCCATCGTAATCTTTAGGATGCCGTCCTTGGTGATCTTGTCGGGTCGCTTTGCTCCACACCCATCGTGTCCATCGCACATCTTCTTCTTGTTTTTTGCGCACAACTTGTACATGAGATCGAACTTCTTCACGCGACTGTGCTTCTTGGACAGTATAGCTTGAACCTCCGCGCTGTCGATATCCAACATCAGCTTGGAGCACCTCCAACAAACACACTTTAGAACCTTTCGCACATACTCGAAGAACTGTATGTAGAATACTGGCTTAGCCAACATGATGTGACCAAAATGATTGGGGCAAAAGGTGTTCTTTTGCTCACATGTCGCACAAATCTTGTTGTTGTCGATGACGCCCATACGAGCGTCGAACAAACCATTCTTGACTGGCTCAGTGCCTACATAAGTCTCTGTGGTGAGGATCTCTGCTACCGAACGTTTCTGTATTTCGTCCGGACCCAGGATACAAAACTGTACCCCACGAACGGTCTCAACGTCGTGATCGTAGGATAACTCATTGTATAAAGACATTTTATATTAAACTAGAGATATAATTATCTTTATATTTCAATTTTTTAAGTGCTGTCAAACATATACTATGTGCTAGTAGCCAACGCTTGCAAAACTCTGAAACGCACCTCGTATACACATACAGACGGATAATGATATAAACAATTCTCTCATCTACATTTAGAGTATTTGTGTTTGACATGAAAAACAGAGGCGACATCGAACTGAAAAAGATAGTGATAACATCTCTGGCAGACCTGCTTGCAAACGAGGATGAAGAGGATGGTGCCGGCACCAGTGCGACACAAAAGAAGCGCAAAGTCGCTAAGCGCAAGGGTGGTGCCCCCGAACCCAAAAACCCATTATACAAACAATATGGACAAGATGAACGGAGTTATTATCACAAAATGGACGATTCAACAAAACAGTACGTCGCGGACCTCGAGACCACCATAGAAGAGATGAACAAAGAGCACATTCCACTGCGATTCAAGGTGCTGGAATCCAAAATAGACGATAAGGTCAAAGCGGTGGCTATAAAGAAACTTCGGTATTTGTATGATATGGATGAGAGCTCAACGGAATACTACAAAATTACGAACTGGATCGAGTCGTTGTGTAAGCTTCCAATAGGTAAGTACAAACCATTGCCAATCACCAGACAGTCTACCGTACCAGACATCAGAGAATTCATTCGTATGACGAAACAAAAATTAGATGAAACGGTTTATGGACACGATGACGCTAAAGACCAAATCATTCGCCTGCTAGCTCAGTGGATCAGTAACCCGGAGTCAAAAGGAATGGTGCTCGGTATCCATGGTCCTCCGGGGTGTGGCAAAACATTGATAGCAAAGAACGGGATTAGCAAAGCGCTAGATTTACCGTTTGCGTTCCTCACTCTTGGCGGAGCATCAGACGCTTCGTGGCTGGATGGACACTCATACACTTATGAAGGCTCTTCTTGGGGCAAGATCGTAGATATATTGATGAAATCGCAATACATGAACCCAGTACTTTACTTGGACGAACTCGACAAGGTTAGCAGCACTTACAAAGGTGATGAAATCATCAACTTACTCATTCATTTAACAGATAGCACTCAAAACGATAAATTCATGGACAAATATTTCGTGGATGTCGACTTTGATCTTTCGAGATGTTTGATCATTTTTTCCTACAATGATGAAAGCGCCATCAACCCGATATTGAAAGACCGCATGATAAAAATCAGGACCGATGGATATAAATTGAGCGATAAAGTCAAAATAGCACAGAATTTCTTGCTACCTGAGCTGTTCAAGCAATTCAACCTAAAAGCCGATGACATTTGTTTCAAAGACGACCACATCAAGTACATAGTCACAAACAAGATCGATGAAGAAGAAGGTGTGCGCAACCTCAAGCGTGGTTTGGAGTCCATCGTCAGCAATATTAATTTGAATGCCTTGTTGAACCCGGAAGAGGTTGTTTTCCCATTCCACATCACAGAAAAAATCATCAACACTTACATCAAATCACCCAAAAGTAACAATAACGCAAAAATACTAAGCATGTACGTTTAGTACTCGATAGGTTCTACTGTCGATTGAAGTCCATGATGCCTCAGTTGATCACAGTAATCTACAGCGGTCTCTTGAGGATAAATACGTAAAAGCGATTTTCCAGTACGGTGAGCTTCTTGCATTTTTAACATCGCTTCCTCTTTGGTCATATCAAGCAATGTTGTGTGTAGTATATTTGCTACATACATATTGCGATTTACTATGTCGTTATGTAGCAACAGTTTGAATTGTGATCCACATCCGGGAAGTGGCAAGTGTTTCTTTTGGGCTATTTTGCGCACTTGGCTCGGAGATAAGACGCTGCATTTACCTCGGTTTATTGTACCTTTCATAGGTTTTATACTATACCATGTCCATAAAAAATGTTTATATCATAATGTGATACTTTTGCATGAATGCAGCGACGGTCATAACTGGAATGTTCGACGCACGAGCTTCCTTTATTTTGGAAGATGTATCATCCAAAGACTTGCACAACACCATGTTTGTCTTTTTGGAGACAGATGTTTTGATGAGAGCATTACGGGCAGTCAAGTATGCTTCCAATTCTTTGTTACGCACGCCGGTGAACACGAATGCCATTCCGGCGAACTGCATGTTTGTTGGAGATGGTGGGGAAATTTTCACAGGGCTCTTCTTAGCATTGTGATACTTCATCAAGTCATTTTCTTTTGCAAACTTCCAATAGGCTTTCAGACCCTCGAGGAACTTTGTTGCTGTTTTATCTTCGATAGAATCCAACTCAAGGAGCGAAGCCTTTGTTGGCATAAAATTGGGGTCGCTCAGCATTACTGGAAACTTTGTAGCGACTAGTGTGATTTTCGTGTTCCCAATGCCTCTGCCAAACATGTTGCTGGCGTTCATCAGTGTGATGGGATCGATGGTCTTCAGACAATCTGTCATGGATGCCAATATTTTGTCGGCCATCTTGTCTTTGAACCCATCGACCTTGAGCAAATCTTGTCGATTCATAGATAGTATCTTGGATATGGTATCGTAGTTGGCATCGTACATTTTGCGCAAGATACCAGAACTTAATCCGGTGACCTTCACTTTACCGAAGAAATACTCGATATTCTTGAACCTCATCTCGTCGTTGACGTTACCTTGTTTGACATCTACGACGATATCTACGCCACTCTCATTCCATTTGAACGGGATGTCATCGGGCAAACCAGAAACGGTCGCTTTGTCGATGACGTCGGTGATGTATGGGATAACATCACCGGAGCGCATGACCATGATTTTTGCACCTGGACCGATACCAGATTCCTTGATGAACTTGGCATTGAAACCCGTCGCACGTCTCACCATAGCCCCGCTAAGTGAAACAGCGTCAAACAATACCACGGGCTTAATGTAACCATCCTTTGTGATGTTCCACTCGATGCCATTGACAATGACTTCAGCTTTGTCCATCATGACCACTGACTTGAAAGCGAACGCGTGCTTTGGATTATCTCCTGCCACGCGATTATGGATGCCATCGTGCACGACGATGATGCCGTCGATTTCGAATTCAGAAGCAGCGCGGCGCTCGGAAAGCACTTTGGACAACGCGGCGGCATTGATGTTTGATGTGCGCATCGCAGAGTTTGACACGACTTTGAATCCCAACTCATTCAACAATTTGAACTGTTTGGAGGGTTCGTGGCGAGGTACGATGAGCTCGTAGGCGATGAACTGGACATGCTTGGCGATCTCCAAATTGGGCACCTTGGAGTTCAGCAGACCTGCCACCATGTTACGTCCGTTCGCTCCCAGATGCTTCACTTTCTGGAAATCAGATTTGCTCATGATCAGTTCTCCCCGCACAGTGAGTTCTGTCGTAATGGCAACATCTGGAATGTGTGCGATGAAAGGCATTATATGAGTTATATTTTGCCCTTCCACGCCGTTGCCACGTGTGAACAACCTTGCCACACCGTCTTTGATGTGCAACATGCCAGAGTTGCCATCTAATTTGTCACTAATTACGCACGAACCACTATATGTTGAAATCCACTTTGAGAGTGCCGTACTGTCCCCTTTGAGTTTGTCCATGCTTCCCATCCAATATGGTAGCGTCGTTTTTCTTTCGTCATCACCGATGATGGCTCCCACGTGCTTGAGAATAGGATGATATGGGTTGACAGATTCCATCTTCTCTTTGATGAGGTCGTATGTGTTGTCGGAGAACAATGGTTTGTCGGTGTTGTAGTAATGGATGTTTGCTAATTGTATGACGCTGGCAAGTTCGTCTTCGCTCATGTGAGCGAGCGTCTCATTAGGGCGTTTTGCAATTTTAGTCACAAGGGCTTTCTCAGCAGCTTTCATGTTTGGTTTAGTTATTTTATAAATATACGAGAGAGTTTTAAGTAATAAAAACTGATATAAACACGGAACTTGATGTCTAAACACATCATATAGCATGAACGTCAGTTACCAATTGCTGCGGATGTATTCATTTTATTGTGAAACATATGCTTTTATAATCAACATCATGAACTCAAGATTTGATGACATGCAAATGCTCGTATTGGATCAATCATTCGTCGAGATTTACTTTTATGAGTTTCACACCAAGAAAAAACACACATTGCGCAACAACACGAGCATTCTTCGTGTTTTGTATCTCATATTCCTCAAACTAGTCTTGGGATACACGGTAAGTCCCATCACCATGATGGGGGAGCACATTATTCCTTTATCCCACATGTACGGTGAAGGTGTGTTTGAGTTTATCTACTACACCAAGCGACAAAAGCAACGATACTACACAAAAACTACTGATGTGAGCAAACAAATCATCTTGAAATACCTCGCACGAGCCGGCTGCATGAAGTTTATGCACGCAACGATATCGGACAAGTACAATGTCACGTCGTTCATCAATGACCACATTTCATCATTTCACCCACGCAATAATATGTACGTATCGGATGTTGCGGCGGTCTTGCTCATCAATCAACACGCTGTGCCGCCTATTTACGAGACGGATGAGTATTATCTAAAAGTCATCGACGATAATCTAGAGGAGACTATATTTAAAGATAATACATGTATTGTCTTAACACGGGATGAGTGCTGAACAAGACGTACAATTAAATGATATGTGGACGTTATACTTTCACGACCCCAACAATGAAGATTGGAACCTGAGCAGTTATCAACGACTAGTTGACATCAGTACCGTACAAGATTTCTTGAAAGTGACGGGATGCCTAAAAGATAAGTTGAAGAGTGGAATGTTTTTTCTAATGAGAGAACACATATTTCCATGTTGGGACGATGACAACAACGTTAACGGTGGATGTCTATCCATCAAAGTGGCGAAAGACCAAGTCGTCTCTTATTGGGACACATTGTGTGCGCGCATGCTCGGTGAAACGCTGCTATCCCCAGACATTAAAGACAAATGGGATGTAGTTAATGGTGTATCGATCAGCCCCAAGCGCTATTTTTGCATCATCAAAGTGTGGTTGCGAACTAGCGAGTACGGTGATCCCAAGTTTTTCAGAATCCCTGAGTCGCATTACGGAGAAGTGATATTCAGGGACAACCTTGAAAATATCCAGAAAAATCATGATCATCTCCTGCACCCTGATGCAAAAGATACGAAGGAACCAAAGGAAAAAAAGCCAACTTAGTTATTCACGATGGTTGGACTTAGGCACAACTTGAGCTCCCCAAGACTAGCACATGTCCAACGGGTAATTAGTGGATAGTCGTTTTTTAAATATAGTTCGACAGTGTTACATAGGTTGGTGCATTTCGTAAACAACACCAAGTACTTGAGACTGAATACACCTTGTACGATCTCACCTTCTTTTTTGTTGCTGATGGTATTCACCCCATCATGGTCTGACAACACGGTCACTTGCGAACAGAAGTCACCCTTGCAGCTGAATATGAGCTGATTATCGATGTTTTTGATCTCAACTTGATCGGCGATATTGTTCATGTCCCTACAAATCTTTTGCATATCGCTGCTAGGCAAAGTGATGACCGAGTTGAACTCCGCAGGGTCAACGCTAATCTTGGGGTTATCTAAATCAAGGAGGTTCAGCTTGTACGTAGTCTTGCTATTCTTCTGATTGCTTTCGATCTTTACTCCGAGGTGGTTATAGTCATCAGTCTCAACGAACAACGTCAATGTGTCGTTGCTGTTGACGGTTTTGATGAGTTTGTGAAAATTGAGCATGTTCACTCCCACGACCAGCTTGCTAGCGCAATGATAGTATTCGAACTTGCTTGCGTCCAATTTGAGGTGCACTAGTACAATGTGACTGGTGTCCATGGCAACAATCTTCATACCCGTTTCGTCAAATTCGATGCACGTGTCTGTCAAAAGCTCTTTGATTGCTTCAATGAGAGTTTTGAAAGCGGAGCTTTGTACAGTACGGACTTCTAAAGCATACGTCATTTTGTTTCGCTGCTATATAGATTATGATTATCTAACGCCCTTTATATCGTTTTATTCCTAGCCATCGCTTGCTGGAATATACGATCCTTTTCGTCCAAGATGCTACGGATATCTTCAAAATGGCTTTGGGAGGATGATAGCGGAGGTGGGGCAGGCGCTGATGGTAGGGTCATGAGATCGCAAATGACGTCAACGACATTGTTGTCGTGTTCTTGAAGCTTTCGCTTAATGAGATTGATATCATAACACTCCGTTTGTCTCATAACCACCTCAATATTGCTTCTGTGTTCGTCGCTCATGTTGCTCATACTATAATACTAAAACCCAAGCAAAAGGATTTAAGATTTTAACGCTCACCAAGTATAATATCTGTGGTCATGGACGGATCACTTATTACACGCGCGACCAATCCTATCTATACAGCTCTGAAAAACTTAGAAGATGATCTTCAACTGAAATTCAACATGGTTGTGGAAAACCTTACTGCTGAAGTGAACCGCTTGACGCTAGAAAATACATCCTTCAAAGCAACGAACAGTGCTCTTGAGCAAAGTCAAATTGAATTATCATCCACTATAAAAAGGTTGGAAGATGAGAACCGTAGTTTTATGAAAGTCTCTAAGATTATCGCCGTAGAGAACGAAAATGCAAAGTTGAAAAAGGATATTGAAGAAATGCTACAACGAAGGGTAAAGCAATTTCACATGCCCAAGGCACAGTGTTCACAAATGACCCAAACAGAAGCCGTTGATCCCGAACGTGCGCCTATACTGTTAGCTCATGCCGAAGTGCAAACTACGGAAGAAGCACCTCCACAAAGAACCGAGGAAGAACCTCGACCGTTCACACAGTCTGTCGTGAGCATGAAAGAGAAAAAAATAGGTGGAACACTTTATCTCGTAGACAGCGATAAGAATGTATATAACAAGGATTTGAATGGGGAACTTGGAGATGTCGTCGGACGGCTCGTCAGCATGGGGGGCAGCAAAATGAAGATGGTATGGAGCTAGTTGATTTTCAAGTTCATCATATGATCAAGTGTGTGCTTGTAGTCTGTTAATGGCTTGGTACGCTTGAGCGTTAATTTTTCTTTGTATCTGTTGATGCGATCGTGGTCTATAGGAATATAACGATATTCACTATTGATATCACATTCATTAACCTCTTCAATTTGTTGCGTCATGGTCATCATTGGTGGAAAGTTTACACTTAAGATTTTTGTGGTATTGCAGTTGTTGCGAAATGCATCGATATCCAAATGGCCCCCGAACATTTTCAAGGCTAGGCGATGCGGGGCAGGTTTGATTCTTGGTTTGTATTCTAGTTTACGAGATAGGAGATTGATCAAGTTGTATCGCTCCCAAATCTCATCAGGGCTTTCAGAAGAATCAAAGTTGTACGCAGCAGCACATTCTAGAGAGCAAAAGCAGCCATATACATGAAATTTGTTATGGTTGTACTTTACGGGAATTCCAAATGGTACCGTCGTAAACTGATTGCAACACCAATAACAAGATATTGATGTGTTTTGTGGCCATTCTTCAGCCTTGCTCTTCATTTCAAAGTCTTTTAGTAGCTCGACCACACGAAGTTCGTCACCATTGCTCGTAACATCTTGGTGTGACGTTGAGTCGGGTGTGGCGACCAAATCCGTTTTATTAGCTCCATCAGCGCTCAAATCCTCGGGTGTTGACTCGAAAGGTATATGCGCATCGTATGCATTTGGAGAAACACTATTATGCTCTACTTGGGCATGTGTCTTGACGTTCAGCTTGACGATGATGTTTTCGTCGTCAGAATGAACAGTTGCTCCATTCTCAACTGCATAAGCATTCACCACGGATTTGGTTTTACGACCCCGTCGAGATTTGGGCTTTTCACATGCCAACTCAATGTCTGGTTGCTGATCCGACTCCTCTGACTTTTTCTTGCGACCACGTTTTTTTTTCACAATCTCCTCACTGCTGGACATTGTAGGTTATAGTAATAAGGCAGGGTATGCTTATATCAGTTTTATAGTGCATCATACAATAAGGTTTGGCAAACACGCAGAAATTATAGAAACATAATATATATACGTGCTCATGGAAATAGCCAAAACACATGTTGATATATGTTACAATGACGCTACACGGCCTTGTACCTTTACGAGCGCACGAAATGGTTGGACTGTAGATCAACTAGACGAATCGTTCAAGCCGATATGGTCTACACTACAAAAAAACAAAGCCAAAACCGTTCTTGGGGTAAAGGGTGCATTTCGTAAAGGACAAAAGTGTCTAGTGTTGATGGTCATCGGTGCCGCAATAGAAGAGATTGTCAGTGCGAATTGTTGGCACGGTGGTCCAGTGTTCAATGCTGATGGCAACGTAGATTTTGCATTGTTTTTTGGAGGTCAAGATAATGGAATGTTAGATAGCATTGTTTGGTATATTTTAGACACACCAAAAATTGTCGAGAGTGTACGTCGGATGATGGAAGCACCAGAGTCGCTGATTGAAGCTCAAATCATGCATGTAAAATCTTTATTGCGGGATTTGGTTGTTGATATGATTGCCAATGGAGACCTCATCGATGAAGATGAAGAAGATGGAGATGGAGATGGAGATGAAAATGAAGATGAAGATGAAAATGAAGATGAAAATGAAGATGGAGATGGAGATGAAAATGAAGATGAAAATGAAGATGAAGAGTTGCGACATCAACCTGAAGCGGTCGCTCAAAATGTACCTCAAGTCAGCGAAGCACACACGCTATCATCAGTGTACAACCTAACATGTGACTTTGTTAAAATGTATGCAACAAACAATACTCCAGAGCAGAATTCAACGTTTGTGGACATTTGGAAGCGTGACAAAAATGCAACCGAGCTTACCATGAAGAAAACTATACTCGTAGCATTGATGATCCCATATCTCCGCATGGGGGCTAGCCAGGCAAAACCTTTGAATGCACTGAGGTGGTTTATGGACGACCAAAAACTAGACGATTTTAGTGTCGACAGTTGGGTAAATGACAGCTCTTTGAAAACTAACGCAGCGTATATTAAGAGCGTCAATGAGCGGAAAAAAAGCATACTCCATATGATAGATTCTCCTGATAAGCTTGAAGCAATCTTGGAATCTGTTATGTCACTCAACGATAAATGTGGGTTTAGGTATGGTGTCAAGTTTTTGGCTACTCCTAATCTAGAAAACGAGTTCAAACGTAAGACATCCGCCAAAAACTCATATTATACAAAACAATTTTTGGAAAGTATTGCAAGTGATATATTGGACTACTCAGGTGCACGCAATTGGAAGAAAATTATCAAGACCAATATCGTAGCTGAGCTTATAGCTGAAAATCCACACTCGATCATCAACGCCTTGACTTTCTACACAGATGAAAATCTGATGGATTTACATCCATTGGTGCTCATAAAAGCAAATGAAAAGTACGGCTACGATATTTTTGAATTGGTTACCATGATATTGGCACAACAAGGTCGTAATGAGCACATGGGTCTTCCAGATATTCCGGGCAAAGATAAAATTTGGAAGGATAACAGTGATCTTTTCCGAATAATCGACAAACTAGGCAATCTAACGCAAAAGGTGTTGGACAAGAAAGAAGCATTTTTGACACCATTGTTGCAAGACCTGAACGATTCCGCAAGGGCAATCGTGGGAGATGAAGCAAATGTTTTGCAAGAGAAAATTACGCTGAATAAATCCATACTCGGTGCAATGAGCCCGCGAGATTGGGAGATCAACTCTAATTTGTTCCAACATCCTGAGGGTTACGCATATGCAGCGGTGCTAAAAACTGTGATTGAGCAAGAAATCAAGAGAACGCGAGAAATCATGTACGTAATGCGAGACATTAATTTGTTACACCTCGTAGGGTATTTGGGATTCATCATGTTGTCTGATAATCCATCATCGCACTCACAAGACGCTGACCAATTTGACATAACAAACAAATGTAAAGCACTCTTTGAAAAGTATATTCTGCGTCTGTTTGAAGATGATGACGCAAAAGACAAATACTATTATGCGAGTGAAAAAGGAACAGATGCGTCGTCGATACGCAAATATGAAGTATTGAGCAACTTGAAAGACCTCCAATTACATGGCAAGTCATTATCAGGCATCATCAATGATCACGCTTGCCTTCATGGGATTGGGGGAAATCTCATCGCTATCTATCTGAAAACAATACATGAGCTCAATGAAGCTATTGATAAAAGCGCAATCAAACAAGCAGACATTCCCGTTTACATTACAAAGGCGCGTTTACGCCCTTTGTCCATGTTTAGACATATTTCTAACGGCAGATACATCTATGTAGTCAAGAATGGAGTAACCGAAAACACAAAAATAAACAATATTCTGGATGATAAAAAACCTGCTCATGACGGGGTAGACAAAGATGGAAACATCGATTATTCTGTACAATACTTGGATTTGTACAACGGCATGACCCGCAGTTGGGCAGGTCATGCACTATTCAAACTGAATGTGCCAAGAATTGCATCGACGACACAAAACTTTTACAAGAAACGCACTTACTTGCCGGTTCAGTATAACAAAGACTACAATACACCAGCATTCGTCACGAATTACATGAATAGTTCGACACTAGATTTGCATACACTGTTTAGAGGCACAGATATATTCACAAATCACCGCATTCAACATTTTACCATATTTACCAGGTACACAATCGACTTCAATAACATGATTCAAGATTACATCACGAAGGGTATTTTGCGTCTCGAAGGCGATCGGACATCCATTAACCTAGATGGTGAAGAAAAACCTTACGTGTACCCCGAGGGATATCCAGACCTTGGTGACAGCAAAGATGAACTTAAAAATTATCTATATGCTTACCACTTGAATTATGCATATTCAGATGAACAAGATGCCAAAGAAGATTTTTTAAACAAATTTGGATATCACTTGAACGTGAACTCATCAGTGGCACGAGATTTTGACGACGATGGTCGCATACAGCGTTCTGAAATGACATACTACCTTGACATTCTTGGTAAACTATCTGACATATACGACCGTGATGTACGCAGTGGAACAAAAGGTATGTTTGGCGTCATAAATCGCAACAAAATTGGAACCCTTATCACCGATGACTTCGTTGAAAAGCTTGGTTCTAATAGTACTCGCGAGTCATCAGCGTTCAAGTCATTCAATCGAATGGTGATTGCAAAGTGTATGATATCCAAAGCACTGTTGAAAATCATGGACCCAAACTCGGTGTCCCCATTCTTCACGAGCACCATGGGGCAAACCGATCTGCAAAATGTTACAACAACAGCAGTGGACAGGCAATTGTTCTACTTGAACATAAAAGGCAACATGCCGACAAAACAAGATAACTCAAAAACTCTGCAATTGAAGTATCTAAAAGCTCTGCTGATGTACACGTTTTTGTACAGCATTGTTCAGTATAGCATTGTTCCAGCAATGGCTAACACGCCTGAGTTTGCATCATTCCAGTCATCCTTGGCACAACAGTTCTTCGTTAGTCCTTTTGATTTAATTGACAACTCAGGCATCGATCTTTTAGGTTTGCTTGATGGTTTTTATGATAAACCCGAAATGACACAACGCTTACATGATGGCATAAAATATGCCATCGATGATATATATAAAAGCCTTCACGCATTCTTACGCATGTTTCAACAAGATTCCGTTCCAAGCACGTATGATCTACATGCTGCTCACTTTAGCACGATTGAACCCATCTTGAAAGACATCAACGCATTCTTAAACAGGGGCGACGAGGGGATCAAGGATCTAGCAAAAACGCTGAGCCCCAATGGTGACAACGCGTATCACCTTTCTGACATATATTGTGATGCACAAGCATCTTTCTTCCCAGACAATGACAGTAGCATATGTGACCGCCCATCATACTTGAGTGATCTCGTTGACGTCGCTATGAAGTATAGTGTCATACAGACATTCGCAATGCCTTTACAAGCGTTAGTCGTATTATTCGATAAACTGAGCATGTTGGAGAAATTGCCATCAGACGACATAATCATGATCTCGAGAAACTTGCAACCATTGTACGCAAAGTTGAAGTCAACAAATGGTAATTACGAAGCTTTGCTGGATGACGAAACTGTGTTGGACTTTATCGGCACTACAGCCACTACCAACAGGTTTGAGATGATGATTGCAAATATTATAGGGGCTATTTGTTTTAAGAAGGATTATAGCAAACAAGCAATAGCAACGTTATGCATTGCTGCATACGAACATATCCCTATTTATAGCGATTAGTGATTATGATACGAGTTTCTACAAAATAGTTACACGAGCCAAAAATTTGACGTTTAAACAATATCAAAACATAAAATTCACAAACAAGAACATGGAACATACGTCACTTGCTACTTCCGACTTCCCTGAATTCTTCAAGGATACTTTCAATCCACATATGTTTCTCATCAATCATGACGACGACAATTTCACTCTGTACCCACCAAACCAGTGTGATTGGTTCTTCATCATCACCAAAGTTGCCCCAAACACGTGGATTGTGTCCGGCACAAAGGATGACATATTCAGCTTTTCTGGACCCGAAGAATGCGAGTATACGTACACGCTAGTGGACGGCAAGTGGTGTGCAATAGATGCAAACGAGTTGCTTTCAAGCGTGACAACTGAGAACAATGCCCCACGCACTCCACAGCGCCACAAATAGTAAAATACCAAAGATTTGGAACTTGCAATTAGTTTTCACACGCACAAACAGGAATGTACTTTTGAAATTTGTCTGAAAACTCGCAACGAATCTTGACTTTGTCCGTGACATTCTTCAAGTTGAACAATTCTCGCATCATCTTGCTGACCTTCATCGTAGGAATACATGCGGTATGTTGTGCGTTCTGTTCGTCAAACATTTCGTACACATCGGGTTGACTAGTTTTGCGTGCATAGAACATCTTCTCCTTTGGTCTGACCGCCGTCGCTTTTTCCATTTGACCAAGGGAGGCCTGACTCCCACACTTTAAAATGGTTTCCGTATCCTCAAGCAGCAGAAAGTTGCTCACACTTTTATACTTTTTCCGCATGACTTGCTGTATTAGTGAGTCATCAAAATTCATGAGGACGTCACGGAACTTTAGGAAGAACGGCTTGAAATATAATCCTCTACACGTGTACGGTAGTTTTGGGACAAATTCTGATAACACCGATTCTAGCTCTCCATATCTGAAATATTTCTTAATCTGAAACTTGCAAACATCGTATTCATCGGGCACGAAGCCATTGGCGAAAATATCATACAATATGTTTTGGCGTTTGACAAGGTTGATGTTTTCCAAATAGGTACCATTGTGCCCGATGATGTCACATACCACAAATATCCAATTGCCGACTGCGTCTTTTACCATCTCACCATGTAGCAGGGTGCCGTCAAAGAGGGTATCATCAAACCTGAATTTGGAAATGATCATCCTCGGAAAATAATATCCTTGTTGAATTTTCTTGTCGATGAACACACATTGGTTCACAAAGTTGAGCCGCGTTAGGTACAAGAGGTAAGGATTGCCATTGGTGCGCACACTGATGAGATGTGGGTTGTTATTGAGCCGTGGAATGATACTGTTGCTATAATTGTCAAAATGCTTTTGAATGACCTTGAAGTTGAACTTCTGCTCGAGTTCATCTAGAATACGTTGTTTGGCTTCATCCATCTTGATGTTGAAACCAACTTTGTCGCAAAAAGAAATCTCGCTCAAGTGCATATTGATACTCCAAGTTGAAGATATATATTTAAGTACATTTCAAATTTTATACAAAAATGACAGAGGAAGTAAGCAGTGAGACACCAACAGAAGTATCATTCCAATTTAGCTACGCATATGCATTGGCATTTAGTGGTTGTGGGCTGTTCTTTACTTACAGTCTCGCTGAACTCACAGCCACTATCGCAAATAAGGACGGTTACAGAACGGGGTATAAGATCGTTGGCATGCTCGTAAATATGAGTGGATCTGCCTTGCTTGTTGGTTTTGGCGTCTTGGAGCATATCATTCCCATGTACGCCGTGATGTCAGGAGTGGCGATCGCAAATCTCATTGCGGTTGGCGTTGCTTTAGGCTTCAAATGGCGAGACCATCGACGAGACATAGAGAATAATCGTCTGTATTGACAGATTTACTTTTTGTAAGCTTCGTAAACACCTCCATATTCGTCATACCCGGATAAATCACCTAGTTTACCGGAACTGAATGACGTCTCGTTGTGTTTGTAATCTTGTATAGTAAAGAAATGCCCATTATCGTGGGATGAGTTTTGCGTGCTCGCTTTTGGCGCCATGGGCAACTCGGCCAGCTTTGCATCACATGCTACGTCGTACTTGGTATCAGCCAATTCAGGAGCACCCTGTGGGAAAAACTTTTCCAATGATTCATCGCCATCACCGTCGCCCATGACATATTTATAAAGCTCGCTTTGTTCTTTTGCCCCATCATGTTTAACCGGAACTTCATTGCTTCCAATTTGTGGCGCTACGACCACTGCTGTTTCCGATGGAGGTGGTACAATTGCCCCGGATTTTTCAAGCATCATATTCTTTATCAAGAAATGCAAAATCAATATGATGAGGATAAGTAGAATTGCATTCTTTAAACCAATGCCTAACATTGCTATTTATATACAATCATAAAAGAAATTCAAAGATTGTCCTTGATAATGTTCAGCAATTGCTTGGTATGGAGGATTTTTGTATGTTCAGTATTGGGAACGTCTATGAACCGGTAATTTGGATACAGTTGTCTATTTTTGTTGTGAAACAACAAAGATTTTCTAGGGATGACGCTATCGCCTCGACAATTTTTTATTATTATAGGTTCCTTGCAGAGGTTCTTCGTGATATCACTATATGTGTAGCGAACATCAGTGGCATGGCTAGTGCATGTTACAAATATCGTATCAACCTCGGTGTTTTTTAACAGTGATTGCAGATGGTGCTGTACATCGTTGACCCACACATGTTGTGCTACCTCTGGGAGTACTTCAAAGTAATCATGAACCCTATAACTGCGCCGATTTGACTGATCATGTAGAATGATCTGATCACCAGCATATCCAAGCATGTTTGGAAGTGCCAAAATCATTCCAGTGGAGTTTTGAATCACGCTGAAATACTTGTCTTTCAAGAAATTTAATCGTGGTAATCCGGAAAACAGAGTTTTTAATGCGATAGATGACCCCCCGTATGGTCCCGCAACTGATATGAACTTATCGATGTGCTTATGTTTCCAATCCGTATCGCAGTATTCTACCAAGAACATGTAAAATATGAGACACCCAATGCTATGACACACTATCACGCCCTTGCGACCAGTCGTCTCGACACTACGCTCTATCAACGCTTTCAATTTCCCAAAGTATGATGTGAGGTACTCAGGTATCATGATCTTTCGGAAATCATAAGGCGCTCCAAAGAGATCGTTGCCGACGACGTACCCTGTGCGCTCAAAACATTTCACTAGCGTATCAAAATACTTGTAATTGTATGCGTTGTTGATAACTTCTTTTTTCATGACGTAGCTCAACACATTATCAATGTGTGTGCAATCTTCACAAAGGTTGCGTATTCCCTCTACTCCTCCAAAATCGTGTACGTCGATGTTATCGTCCATTGAAAGGCCTGTTTGCTTATCGAACTTGAGCCTATACTTTGCTTCCCAATCCTTTTCAAATACGCTCAGATTAATGAATCCATTTTTCTTGGCGATAGGCGTGGGTGTCATCTGCCTTTTGGGTGGAAAGGGACATGTGCCATTGCTGTTCACCAACTTTGACCCCCCAAATCCAGGTAGGAGTATAACCGGTTTCCTGTGGAGCAACATATCATAACACTACCTTTTTGGTAGAAGAAAAAAATCGCGCTAACCATCTAAAAGCAAAAAATACAGGGTTTGGTGTCGATGGCAAAAGTATACCCCGTCCAATGGAGGTCGTGTGCGATCATCGCCTTGGTTACATTGCTCATTTTCTCCGGCCATATGGTGTTGTCGCAGCAATTCCACAAACATTGTCGCTCCAACCTACTCAAAGTTCTACTCTATGGCAAATCTGACATGTGTGTGGTGATGTCGTTCATCCTTAACGACACCGAGACTCTATTCAAGAGCGTTATTTCTCAATCTGTAGTAAAATTGGACATCTTCAAGTGGATCGCACTATAGCAGTGTATACCCATACAGCGACTTCAAAAGTCCAAGTGTTTATGCTTGTACTTCTTTTCCGATTCATATTGTAACGTATTAGCCACCCGATACTCGTCGTAAATACCAGATGTTTTGATATCGCATTGATGTGTCTCTGGGAGCTGATGTTGGGCACAATAACGAAGATTACAGAACTTGCATTCAAAATACAGCACACCAACCTTTTTATGGCACTGAAGCATACAACACCGACTAGTAAGGTTTGATGGTGATGACATTTTATACTTTTAGGTGAGAGTAGTTTTTATATCACATAAAGCTTTACCCGCTAGTAATATGTCAATATGGATACCTCATTGACATCACGAGGGTATGGATTGCCGAAATCGTCCTTGACGACGATGCAGCTAGAGCGCTTGAAGCTTGACTTGACTGTGAAACCCATTAATGTCATGGACATGGGTAATGAGAAATCCGACACTGGAAAGTTTCCCCTATACTTGGAGTCGAGTCAAAAGATTTACATGCCAAAGGTGTTTGGTATTCAAAAATATGGACTTCCATCGGTCACCAAAATTGCACAGGGAGCTGACATTGACGCTACATTCGTGGGAAGCTTGCGACCCATTCAGCTCGAGCCTGTGAAAGCTTTCTTGGAAGCAGCGCACGACCCCAAGAGGATGGGTGGTATTATTAGCCTGGGATGCGGGTGTGGTAAAACGGTTTGTGCGTTGTACATCATCGCAGCATTGAAAAAAAAAACTATGATCATCGCTCATAAGGAATTTCTGCTCGACCAATGGAGGGAGCGCATAAATGAGTTTCTTCCGGGCATGCGTGTGGGTCTCATCAAGGCATCCAAGGTTGATGTAGAAGACAAAGACATAATCGTCGCATCCGTGCAAAGCTTAAGTATGAAGACGTACGATAGCGCGATATTCGACGATATCGCTTTGATGGTCATAGATGAATGCCATAGGACAGGAGCACAAGTGTTTTCAAGGGTGTACCAAAAACACAACGTAAGATACACTCTCGGCCTTTCTGCCACAGTCAATCGCAAGGATGGTTTGAGCAAAGTGTTCAAGTGGCACATCGGAGATGTTGTGTACAAATCCAAAAAAGTCAAGGATACCATGAAAATTATCATGAAAGAGTATTATGAGCCTGACGCTAGTTACTCTCAAACCCATACGATGTATAACAAGCAGCCAAACATGTCTCGCATGATCAACAATATATGTAGTTATAAACCTCGTATAGAATTTCTCATCGAATCATTGCAAGATGTGCTCAGCACCGAACCCCATCGTCGCATCATCATTCTCAGTGACCGACGCGGGCACCTTGAAGCGCTAAAAGGTGCATTGGATCAGGTGGGCATTACGAGTGGATACTACTACGGAGGTTTGAAACCTCATGAGTTGAAAGAAAGTGAAAAACAACAAGTCCTCCTAGCGACATTTGCATATTCATCAGAAGGATTAGACGTCAAGGGACTCAACACGATGGTCTTAGCGTCGCCCAAATCAGATATCATACAGAGTGTGGGGCGGATCCTGCGTGATAAACCAGAAGATAGGCAATACCAACCACTCGTCATCGACATCGTTGACAATTTCAGCATTTTCCCATCGCAAGCTAGAAAACGCGTCAAGTATTACAAATCTCAAGGGTACGAAGTCAGTGAGGACAAACTCATGAATGAAATCTCCCTAAAATTGGAGGGGAAATGTTTCATCGTAGAGCAAGATGACTAGGTAAAGTTTTTATGTCTTCTATAAAATAAAGCAGTCATGCCGATCGACCACATCGTTAAGGCAATTCTAATTGCATACATCGCACTAGTTCTATGGGTAAATCCAAAAACTATCGCAGCATTGGCACACCCGCTCGCTCAGTTCATGTGGGTAGTCGCAGCCATCACTATTTTCATGTTGTATGACGTCGTGCTAGGTATCCTTATTGCCGTTGCATATATCGTAACCATGATTCATGTCGGCAAGTCGACAACACCACACTCGATGCCCGCAGTAAAAATGTCACAAGCAAAGACACCGGAAGCGGCAGTTGTCGGCAGCGATGAGGGGAAACAAGAAGACGACGCTACGATAGAAGTGCCACCAAATGGCAGCCAGATGGCTCTCGCAAAGTACACTCTAGATGACTATCTCGTCAAAGCAGCAGATTCAGGCATTTTGTCAGAAAACTTTGAAACAGTAGTCAATCCCATGGGTGTGGATATGACCGCCCAAGGCATAGAAAAATCATCACCAACTGGGTACAACACCAGTGTGTACTAACCCCTAAATCAGCAACAATCGTCCTCATCTGAATAGCACACGCAACATCCCCCAGTAAAGAACCATGCCAGTATACCGGCCACAACAGATATCAAAGTGCCAAAGATAATGATGCACACACCACCTGCAATATTCCTTGAATGAAAAGGTTCTTGCGGAACTAGCATGCTGATGCCCAGCCACAATAAAATTGCCAATGATCCAAAAAATGTTACAATGCCACAAGTTGTGCTAGTACAATTAATGCACGACATTTGTATGTAATTTAGTGTAATTTGTTTCATATTTTTTGGGTTTACGCAACTACTTGCACGTCTGTGCGTTGTTGTCAGAAATTGCCGACGCCCAATAGAACTTGTTCCAATCGGTGTGGCTCCTGAATGAGTTTGCGTACAGCATCGTACCTACCACCACCATATATATGACCCCTAGTGTGCCCAACAACATGTAAAAAAAGTTGCTGGTTACTGCTCCAGCCATGTGGAACCCAGTGATGACGAGCAAGTCGATTGCTACAAATGATGTAATGAGCAACAGATTTTTATAGAACTGCAGCTTATTTTTCTCGTACTCGTACATCTGTGATTTTTGTTTGCTACTAAAAATCTGGTTTCTCAGCTTGCTATTCAATTTGTTCATTTTGATTTCCTCGCTGGATAATTCCCGCTGGATGTATTTGTTAGTGTTGTAAATCTCGTTGTAATCATTGAGACGGTGAGACACATCGATATATTTATTAACTTGAGCGTCCAAAGAGTCTGCCAGTTTGGACTGAAATTTTGAGTTTTCTGCGGTTTGTGTGTTTGCAATCTCGGTCAACGCTTGTTTCTGTAGAGTTCCCGACGCCTTGGTACCAGCGGGTACCATACTTTGCACATTAGCCAAAAGCGGTTGCAGCACGGGATAAAAGTTGGTTATGGTATTTGGGTCGACAGGTGTTGTCATAGTCGTATATTATATTTACAATAGATATATTTTTCTTTTTCACACTATCTGTTACGAACAACGGACGTAAGTCCATTGATAGCAAGACCCAACAGCACGATGCCCGCTACAATATTGAGAGTCATGAAGTTGCGAGTAACGGCCAAACCAAGCAATGATACAAAGATGCTGACCATTACCACAGAAAGCACAATCAAGTATATCTTTGTCATGCGAAGGTCCTCGAATGCTTGCACTTCGTTGTTTGTGTAATTGCCCAGATTGTTTTGCATGAGCAATGCTGTGTTCTTTTGATTGTTTAGCTGCTTAGATTTGTTGACGTTGTCCGTAGACAACTTTTGCAATTTACCATAGTAGCTGGCCATTGTTGAAATGTTTTGCATTCCAGGCACATCCAATAGGTTCTCATCTTGTAGGCGTGAAAGGATGCTGTCCATGACCACAATGATGTCATACTTCATCTTTTCAAGCGCTGCATTATCCATTTGCGTGTCTTTTGAAAACTGTTGAACGGTAGCGGCGTCTGCAAATACATGCAAGAACAGTGTCATGAGCGTGTAATAAACATATACATAACTAGTCAGTAGGTACGCACGTTTGCATTTGAAGTCTTGGCAACTCTTAATCTTGCTTACAATATGCGCGTAATACAGATATGTGTAAAAACTGTCCATGATCATAGAAACGACGCTCTTTTTAAAAGTCGCGGCATCGAATGTCTGACCAAAGGCCACAAATTGCTGACCAAATGTGAACAAACTATCAGGAAGGCTCAACATTTGCGCTTGCAGCTTGGACATATCGGACAGGTCGACTTTTTTGGAAGTGATGATGTTTTCTATCTTGATCTGCATGTACTGCGCCTGCCCTACATCAGACGCCTTGAGGAGAGCAGGGTTTTGCGCAGCGATAGTGGGATAAAACGAGTTCGTGAAGCTTTGCTGAAATAGGATGGACCCAAACACATCCATATATGTTGTGGCTGAGCTGTTCGCTCGAGCGGTGAAACCTCCCGTGAGCGCCTGTATCAAGCTCTTCACATTCATGTTGGTACCTTTTGTGATTCGTGCAAGTTGTACATGATTGGCGAAGTTATCAAAGTCGAACACGTCAGTGATATCTTTGTTATCGCCGATTCCTGGGTAATACAGGTTAGATATGGGCATATTTATATTATATCAACACTTTTTTTGACGGCATATGACATATAAGGGTAAATCAGACATATGACATCAGAGATGATGATCGCGACTCGTACCCGTCTTATAACATCCCCACCGAGGTCTGCATGTATTAGTGTTATTGCAAGAGCAGTTGTTGTGCGCAAGGGAAAAGCCAGCGGCGTTAGCAATAATGTCTCATCAGGCATCGATCTTTCAGATCTTGCCAAGACTCCAAACCAAGTCAAGTATGCCAAGCATCTCACCGACCAACGTGTTGAACTCGTTATTGGTCAAGGGCCCGCTGGCAGTGGAAAAACCATGATAGCTTGTGCCTATGCTGTACGCGCTTTGCTAAACAAAGACATCAAAAAAATTATCATAACACGTCCGACCGTCGGGCTAGATGAGTCCATTGGATATCTGCCTGGTACACTAGAAGACAAGCTAGCACCGTGGCTTATTCCAGTGTTTGACTGTTTTAAGCAATACGTTCCGTTGGGCAAGCTTCAATCCCTCCTCAAGGACGACACCATTGAAATTTGCCCATTGGCATACATTCGTGGACGCACTTTTCACAACAGTTGGATCATTGCCGACGAAGTACAGAATACGACACCCAACCAAATGAAAACCCTTTTGACACGGGTCGGTCAAAATTCAAAAATCGTTCTCACAGGAGACCTGCAACAATGTGATATGAAGCAAAAAAACGGTCTTCGAGATTTCATCGACAAGCACAACGAACACGGCAAATGTATCTTGAGCGCGTATCCAAAGGATCCTATTCAGATGGTTACATTTGAAGAAGCCGATGTGATGCGAAGCAACATAGTAAAACACATTTTGGGTATTTACAACGCTGAGCACTAAACACAACACCTATAGATGAAATAGTCGCCTGCTGATGGCGATACTCTCGTTATTTTTACCAATTGACCTGACTTCATGCCATAATACTTGGCAATTGGGTCAGATTTTAGGATTATGGGAAAGTGATGGCGTCCTTTGACGTTGTACGCTTCTACTAGTGCGGCGATCTCAGCTTCATCTTTAATGACCTCGTGTTTGGGCACGAGAACGTGTTTGGTGATGTTGAATAACATTTCACGGAGCTCAAAGAATTGCATGTTGATGGGTACCTCGCTCTTTTTCTCAAACTCATTGATGGACTTTAGGTTGTTTGTCGTCAACTTTTCAGCGCTTACTACGATATATAGGGTGAAGTCACCAGTCTCGACGAAAGGTTTGAAATCTGGCATCTTGAACTTGTTCATGATGTAAACGATCCGAACCTTGTCTCCGATATCAAGATTGAAGATGGGTTTGTTGGCAAATACATTTAATTCATTGTGACTGAGCCCGCGAGTGATTTCAAGTTCCTCTTGGCTTAGAAAGTTGCGATCTGTGAGCATCTCAACGACGGTGTTGAAACTACGGCCGACGCGTTCTTTGAAGCTCATTGGGTAGTTGTCTTTATTAATGAAAATATATTCTTTATACCATTCACTTTTTATTTTAATCGTACTCGTCTTGAATGTTGAAGTCTGCGACCGACGATTTCAAACGGAATCCATTCCATCCCTTCACCAACTTCTTTTTGATTGCCTTGCCATACGCAGACTGTTTGTCGATATAGGCTTGGAAGTCCGACTTGCGCATCGTCCTGTCCACGACGCCTTCTTCTTTGAGCCAGTTCTTGAACTCCACGAACGCATCCGCGATGGACAAGAAACCGGTTTCGTGAACCTCAACAGCACTGTCCAAGAAGTCGGCGATCGTATCGTTGCGACGCTGGTATTCTCGCGTGCACTCCAACACTTGTTCCGGCTCCTTGACTTTGCAATTGCAGTTGGTCACCAGGTCTTTATAATATTCGATGAGCAGGCTGATGAAGGGCTCCTTCCACTCGTCAAAGTGACTGGAGAGTTGAGTATCGATGGGGAACTCGTTTGGTTTTGCGGGGTCAGGATGGTCGCAGAACCGACTTTCAAAACGTACGACGCGAATACGACGCCATGTACCCCCGTCATCGCTGGGCACCTGAGGCAGATGATTGCACGTGAGGATCATTTTAAACTGCGGCTTGAATTCTGAACCCTCGCGGTACAACCCACGAGCATAAACCTTGTCTCCACCCGTCAACTCCTTCATGAGACCGATGTTGAGGCGCTCACTCTCTCCAGGCTCTTGAAGGCACGCAAAACGTCTCGACTTAGCTCGGGACAGCTCTGGACTCGCAGAGTTTGACGACGACCGCTTTTGAGTGAGCAGTGAAATAGGCAGCGTGCAGCAATATTCACCGAAAGATTTTTGAAACAAATCTAGGCACTTTGACTTGCCATTTGACCCTACACCAGTCCACACATGAAACCTTTCCTCGCGAATATCTCCGTGTAGGAAACTTGCGAACAAATGCATGACATACTCGCGCACCACTTCTGTAGGCAAGATTTGACAGAAGAATGCCTTGATTTGTGCGATAGATGGTGAATTCGGGTCATATTCGATATAGTTGTTCCCTGTACTTATGCTGATGTAGTCCTCTGGACGACCTTCACGGAACTCCAGGGCGTCTAGATCATAGACACCATTTTCAAAGCCGATAAGCTGTGTGTTTGTGTCGAATTTGTCGTCGATCTTTTCGACATTGAACAACATGGCACATTGCGTGATCACATTCATCTGGAAGCTCGCTTTCTTCAGTTTGTTGATAATACCACCCAAATTTGACACTATTTTATCAAGGCGGTCTTTTTCTTCATTGTCTTCCGATAACGCTGCCTGCGCTTGGAACTGTGACGTGAAGAGACGAAAGGTATTCCCAACCTCCGTTGGCAATTTCTTCCTCAGCGCCATTCCATCGTCTGTCCTGTGCCAGCGGTGATTATAGAATGCATACCATAGTTTGTTCGTTGAGTCATAGATATATTGATATCCATACATCTTTTCGACTACCTTTGCAACATCATACTCAGTTCCATTTGCCGCCATACGAACGAGGTTGCGAAGGTCTTGTTGAACGATCGCCGCGTAGCGGACTGGTTCGTCTTGTTTGGCCCACATGTGTAGCGTGCCCATGCGAAGTCCACCATCGTCGGACTTCATGTAGTTCCAATGCTTGTCAGTCTCTCCTTCGACGAACTTAGCTGACTTTTGACTGAAAGCAGTCCATCTATCAAGGAGCCTGTGATCTATATTGCGAAGACACCAACCGACGCGGATCCATTCATTGTAGTTGTCAGCACGATCCTTACTTAGCAGATCAGCCAAGGACTGCGCAAGTCCAAAGTCCTCCTCACTGACATTCATCTTTGTGTTCTTAGTGGTACCAAGAACACAATTTTTGAAATGGTTCCGCATCTTGCGCTCCTTGACCAGCTCTTGATACCGCTCCAATTCATCTGGTTTCTCAAATTTTATTTCTGTCTCATCAAAGGCATTACGAATAGATAGCGTCTCTACGTAATCGCTGATTTTGTTTGATACCTCACATGGTGTGAATTTTTGAGATTTGACATCGTACTCATAAATTGCAGTGACCACATACTTGGCGCAATGAGGCTTTTTGCTGCCATACATCTGCCAATTGTTACGCTCGATAACGGCCTCGTCCACTACGTCCGTGATCTTGTTGTGTAGACCAAGACTCGCCATCGCTTTTTCAAGGTCAGGTAACAATTTCTCGCGAAGCATGAGTTGGAACATGGGACGCGTGACGATATCGGGAATCATGATGTGAATGCCATCTTTGACCAAACCTTTGTGTAGAACAGGTTCCGGTTTCTCAAGCACGTAGAACTTGAATGTGGTCTTGTCGTCTGGCAAGTATGGTACGATACCATTGGCATACACCGTAAGAATGTTCATGACGTCGGTGCGGTTGTACTTGCGGTCCAATCGCTCATCATCACTCACGCCTTGAAACCGAAAGTCAAGGTCAATTACGACAGGGCCTATGTCACGATGCTTTTCTGTCAGACAAAGCTCGCCGTTTGTATCACTCGCTGCCTTGTAGAGTTCGTAAAATTTATCCAGCTTATCGGGCTTGATGTAATACGATGCCGTCGGTCCATAGATGTTGGTATGCGTAAATTCACACCCCTTCTGAACCAAGCAATGCTTTTCCAAGAACTCGTACAGATGGCGTCGCATGATTTCCATTATAATGGGTTGTGAAATTATTTTTAAGTTGTTTTAAAAACAACTGTACAACATATCAACACTGTAAATGTGTTCAATTTTTAAAGTTTTAAACATTGACCAGTGTTCCAATGCGCCTTATATAATGTGCGGTTTTCCATATGATAAATATGGTCATTTACGAATACGCATGTATATTACATACACTACAAGCTGTATTGAAAAACAATTATTGACGTCCGCTTTCTACTTGCTCCTGTATAGTATGTCTCTAAACTTTTGAACATCATCGTCGTACCCCATTTTCGCGCACACATCTGTAAACATCATCTTTAACATCATGATTTGAAACAACATAGAGTACACGCCGCAATTGTAGTTCTTATACTGGCGTCTTACTTTGTTGATCATATAGGGCACCGATGATGAGTGTTTAGGGTGCAGCGCTTCGATGTCTTTCTTGATCGTCCTCATGAACTTCAGGACTTCACGCGGTGGGCTCATCGCTACGGAGTCATAAAAATATACTCCAAAATTCTTCCGTTTTGGGTCCAATCCAATGTACAGGCTGATCCAATGCTCACCACTCCCAGTGCTTTTATCTGTGTTGAACACTACTCCAATTTTGCGCACACCAGACTTCCATGCAGTTGCTATGTCTAGTTGACACATCTCTTGGACTACGCATGTGCCCGTTGAGGCGTTATGGGCTGCAAAATCTACTGGATATACTCCCACAAACATGTACGACTTGTCGCTTTCTTCATATTGTTTCATAACGTCGAGTATATCGTAGGTGTTCAACCATTCATCGGGATTGGCTTTCCACGACGCAGGCTTTTGCGGCTTGAACTGTGGTGATAGCTTTGCATATGCTGCTGATTGTTTGACGAACGGTTGTTCCATCCAACATGCTTCATCAGCGCCGCACTGCGAAGCGAGTTTATCCTTTATGGCTACCCACATCTTTTGTTTCTGCCTCTTCGGCAATACCGCAATCTTATTTGTATGAGTAGAGTTGTAGACGTTGATTAGTAGTACTAGTAACTCATATGTGAGGCATGATGATGTACCAAGGCCTTGAACCTTTGGTGCACACGCGTCCCGAGAACTGATGACGTCGCTTTTCATTCGCACTTCTACTGTATCTTGAGATTTTATCGTCCGTCACAAACCACTTCAAATTCCAAGCGGTGGTCACGGTTTTGGAAATCGTATGGTGCTCCATAGTAATCCACCAAACGAACCTTGAGCTTGGACAACCGAGGCAGTTTAGGCGTAAATCGGTGAGATACTACATCATTGCCGTAATAATTCACGGATGAGTCGTAATTCTTAGTGACGATTGCAAAACTATCTTGCAACACATCCGCTGTACTCACATTAACCTCTAAAGTATCGATACGAACGACGACACAATCGTCCGTATTGAAATTCTTCCTGAACTCGCTTTTGATGACGTTGACATACGAGTCCCCTGTAACTTGCACCGACGATATGTAATTGTTGATGCCAAAACCAATAACCCTACCTATAGAGTTATCGGTGTAAGCTTTGTCCATACTACCATTCATGGGATGTACGAACTGTCTTCCAGCGAACACTAATCCGAATGGATGTAGACACTTGAACGAAAAATTGTCTTTTTTCGGCACATACGATACTTGGAATATCGCTGTGCCGACCGCCGCATTCATGCTATTGGCCAACTCCGTTGCCAGTTCCGTCTCTGTGTAGTTGCCGGTGTCGAGCACAACTGTCGTCACCGTGTCGTTATAGGCGACATAAAGTCTATTGTTGGATGCGTTGATGGTATAGGTGTTGAATGGAAAATCGGACGAAATCAACCTGATGTGCGATACGTTGTGAATGTCGTGCACAAGATTGATTTCGTAGGCGTTGGGATTGGGAAACAAAGATACGTTGCGTTCACGACTATCCAACACGATGCGCACGTGCCGTGATGTGTTGCCCGGTTGCGCTAGCACTGCGTTTTTGTAGTAGACGTCGCGATCATAGTGTATGATTTTCTCGTCCATACTTATTTGTAATACATAAGATAATTTATATTGGTTCAAACCGTAACGAATTTTTTGTTTGGATATACAAAGCAGTCAAACGCAAATGAATAATGAAAAAGACACATTCATGACGGTGACCAACATGAAAGTATGTACGAACGTCTTTGAAAATTTCATGATGGACAAGTACGATTTTGATATTCACCGTGACGGGAAAAACACAAACGTAAAGAAATTGTTGTTCGATGTCATGACTGATGTGTACGGAAAGCATAACAACACAGCTGGTGTGAGTCTTAAAGACATGAACAATATCACACTCAACATCGCACGTGACTATTTCAAAGCCAATTACAAATTGAACAAACGCGCTCCTTCTAAACCACATACCCGTTCGTTGGAGCGGGACCAATCCGCTTATGGTCCCCGCTTCAATATCACCGAGCAACTCAAACCAGAGCCGACCTTTAAAAAATCCGTTGATGATGATTTTTCAAGGTTGGAATCTGCGAGAAAGAAAGAAAAAGAAATTATACCACCCATCATCGAAGGGATGAAACCCATCATGGAGCAAGCGTACGATCCCGCTGAGTTCATGCAAAGGATAGGTCAGTTGGAGCAGATGAGGGATTTGACCGCCGTCAATACTTCTCGCTTGAACCTCGATGCGAGTTTGGCAACCGTGGAAAACGACCCTAAAGCTTTGTATGAAGCATCCGTACCTTCTACCACGGCAAATGATGCCTCCGTTTCGCTCGCTTCACCAGACTCCATTCATGAACACCGCAAGGAGTTCATTGCCGCTCCGGTGAACCAAGTCATCCTCTTGGAAAAGTACCTTTCCATCAATGGTTTCGATAGGAATTGGGCCGTCGATAGCAGTCGCTTCAACTTCCGCGTAGACTTTAACTATGGTGACAACAGCATTCAGCAACGGTATCGTAACATCAAAACCATCAAGACGTCGAGGGTGATCATTCCCATGGAGATCGCCGAGGCTGCATCGATCATCAATATCCCTAAACCCTATTACAACTATGATTTCCGGTTCTCGTTTCCATATATCATGATGAACATCGAAGAGTTCGGAGATGTGTACGACGGTACGAACGATAACGTGCGACGATGCTTCTGTCAGCTGGTCTTCGACAAATGTTACAAAGCACCGAACGGCCGAGGGTACCTGATTTTAGCCCCGATGCAGCACGAAATCAAAACATTCCACCCTACGCCTCTGCCGTCATTTACAAAAATGACAATTTCCCTGCGACGTCCCAATGGAGAGCTCTTCAACGATAGCAAAGACGAATACAAAATCTTCAAAGTCGAGTACGAACTGTATAACAAGCAATACTTGAAGATTGTGACCGACAAATATTTTGATAAAAACGAGTTCTACAAAGGTGATACCGTAATTTTGAAAGGCTATACCATCGATAATGATTTGAACACTAGCCCGAGCATCGATCCGTACGCTGCTCAGGCATTGATGGATTTCGTCAACAATCCAGCGGGACACGAGATTTTAGAAATGGGTCAAGCGAACGATAGTGGCTTCTATCGCAATTTTTATATCAACGCACCAGGTAAGTTTGACACCGCGTTAGGACTGTTCGCAGTTGATGCGCCACTCATCACCAACCTAAACATATTCAACGACAGATTCGACTTTGCCAGCTGGACGGCCAACAATGGATCTATTCTCAACTCGTCTCTACAATGTGCTATCACATTCAAGGTTCAAACGGTCGCTACCGACCCTGGGATCATCAATACCTCTTATGACTCGACTACCCCACTTGACATGGGTTCGAATATCATCACTTGATTGTGTGGTAATACACCAGCAAGTATTGACATAAATAAATTTCAAAGCAATCATCAGCAGCTGCATGCCACGCTTTTCTTGCCATGTACATCGAATACAATGGTTTATCATCCTTCATTTTTGCCATAGCAGGGTATACTGGTTTGGGTTTGAACACACAGCAACGCACGCTCGTGCGATGCGCAAAACGCAATTGGCAGTTCATATGACTAGGTTATAATCACGCCCTTATGCCTATGATTTACCACTCGCTGCTTTCGTCAGGCTTGCGCTGCTGATTTAGTAGCAATGCAGTATGTTCGTGCGTGTAGTCGGTGATGAAAAGCTCGTCCTTCAAGGTCGGATAACGAAGTTCAGGGATGTTCCTGATGCCGACTTCCATTCGCCTCGCTTCTCTCACGACCACATACGGTGCCGTAATGGGATTGATGTACACGAACGCAGTCAATGCCCCGGATAGAGCTCTGTCAACATACAGCCTTTGCTCTCCGCACGAGTTATATTTTGATGTTTTGAATCCACGCACGAAGCCTATGCTTGCGAAGCTGGTCGCACCCAAAAGCAACATGATTTTTTTAACAAAACGCATAGCTTTACTTTTTGTGTCTAGCATTGGTTTATATGGTGAAGAATCTGCTGTACAATTTATAGAACAGCTCATCGTACGATGAGCTGTTGGGAGTTTGTGCAGAATCCATGCCTTTACAACGCAGTTCCATCCGTTTAGCTTCCCTGATCACTACATATGGTATATACAATGGGTGGATATACAACATGCCGCATATCGCACCTGCGACCATGCGATCCACATACAAATTCAGGTCACCCATTTGGTTGTACTTTGAAATCCAAAAACCACGCACGAAACCAAATGTGAATAATCCGGATGTGGCAATGCGCACGACGGTCTTAAAACTCGGTTTCATTATTACAATATTTTGTTGATACTCACTTATATCAAGAGGACGCACGATCTGTCTTTGCAACAGTAAGCACACCGTCGCGCACTTGTCGATACACATTTCTCTTTTTTGAGCGCACCTTGGAGATGTTTGCGACCCTCTGGTATGCAATCTCCAAATCGTCTTGTTTTTGTGATGAAAGCTTGAAAATGTGGTCGTTATGTTTGATGAGAATATTCGTCCCATTTTCAATTATCATCCCGAGTATGCTGTTCATATCACCTTCGATCCATTTCGGTTCTCCTGCTTGATCCATGAAAGCCACCATAGTGCTCGGTTTTTTTAGGCGTTTCAACTTGATGTTGTGATTCTCTGGTTTGTCCTTGTCGAAGTGTATGCGTTCGAGGAGCGATGGCAGCCCGCCGGCGGTGACGTTCATCAAACACTTTGTCAAAAATGTTGAATCTTGTAAGATGTGTCCAATGTCTTCTTTACCCACTGGGTTGATGTGTATGTGTATGTGGTTTGTGACGTTATTATTGGTTGTGTTCGTCGTAACAGTCGCATTGTTGAAGCTGTTCGTATTTCCGGTGTTGACGCTCGTCGAAGCAGCTGTTTGAGTCACCGATGGATGCGTTTTTAGCCTATGTCTGCGTAGCCCACTCGCAAATGTAAATGCTCGATCGCATTGGTTACAAGGATGTAACTTTTCACTATGGTCACTCCTTTGTTTTGTCTGAATGTCACACATGATTTCAGCACATGGCCTTTGAGAATATAGTTCGGGACACGAAGCCCGTCGATTAAGATGTTTCAGTAAGACGTTCCTTTTCTTACAGTCTAAGTGACACCTTTCACACGTATACTTAGACATCTTGATATCATATATCGTCATACTTTTAAATCTACAAAAATACAAAAACGTGATTTCAAGAAAGTACGCGCAAAGACTTGGAGGGGCCCCCAATTTACCCAAAAGCGTACCATCATGTTAAACACTGTATTACAGTCTTGTACATGTACTAGGTTGTATTTTTACATACTGTAAATATCATCGTACCATTGAGGTAAATTGTTACCTTCTTCATCAGTTTAGGCAAGCATGCTATAACTATAACCGCAACACTTTACTCATCATAAATGACCATTAGTATATACACTCTAGTATGACAAATTATGCACTTTGATAAATATACGTTATGAAAAAACTGCAGAAAACAAAAAAACGAGATTCTTGCAAAGTACGCGCAAAGACTTGGAGGGGCCCCCAATTTACCCAAAAGCGTACCATCATCTTGAACACTGTATTACAGTCTTGTACATGTACTAGGTTGTATTTTTACACACTGTAAATATCATCGTACCATTTGGGTAAATCGGTACCCACTTAACAGGGTACCGATTTACCCAAATGGTACGATGATAATGTTAGTCTATTTTACAAATATAACCGCTTTGTACCATACTGAATGTCACTCTCAAATTTGAGGGTACGCTTTGGGAAAATTGGGGGCCCCTCTACAGTTTTGTGTGGACTTCCCGGGATTTCAGATTTTGTTCAAAAAGCAGAAATGTTGGTGACACTGACAATGCACAAATGGTGGTACTCGACGGTGCTACAATACTGACTTTCAGAGTGATGGTACGCTTTTCGGTAAATTGGTTGGTACCCTTTCGTAAACTGCACGACATACTGTTCACTCATCATCAACTATCTTTGGTATACACAACTCTAGTCTAATAGACCCAATACTTTGATACATGAACATCATTAAAAAACTGCTGAAAACAAAAAACGAGATTCCCGGAAAGTACGCGCAAAGACTTGGAGGGGCCCCCAATTTACCCAAAAGCGTACCATTATTATCAACACTGTATAACAGTCTTGAACAACTACAAAAATGAACTATTAAACACTGTAACCATCATCGTACCATTTAGCAAATTGGTACCCTCTTCATGAGGATGGATATGTTGAAGAGGGTACCAATTTGCCTAAATGGTACGATGATAATGTCAGTATATTGTACAACCATAATTGATTGGTAGCATACTGAAACTCAGTCTTGAATTTGAGGGTACGCTTTTGGGAAAATTGGGGGCCCCTCTACATTTTTGTCGGGACTTCCCGAGATTTCAGATTTCGTTTAAAAAGCAGAAATGTTAGCAAGACTGCAGATGCCAAATGGCGGTACTTTGAAATAAAATCAATCTAGAAAAGCGAATTTTGTGTGATATGGCTTGCTAAATCCATATTATTGATGTATTGCTAGATCATATATCTCCATGTTGCGACGATTACCCAATAAACGTGATTTCGACCGTCCCGTGTTGGCTTGGTTTCCCCAACCCAGTTTGTATATTTTCACCTGAAGCATATGACGCACCACCGACTCCCCCCCGCCCTCCTTGGTTTCCTGATCCACCAACAAACCCACCACCACCGCCACCTCCCATTTTACCTCCACCTCCTCCTCCACCAAACCCACCATCTCCATCATAACCTCCCGGACGAATACCATAGCCACCTTCTCCATTCCAATCCATGATACGTTGGCCCTGATATTCGGCACCCCAACCTTTCCCGTTGGCATCCCATGATCCTCCTCCTCCTCCTCCTTCAGTTCCAGAATATCCATCTTCTACACTCGAAGTTGTGGATGCGTTTTTTCCATCATATTGAGCACCACCTGGTTTTATTGATAAGATTTGTCCGTTTGCATTTTCGGTGATAATACCAACTCCTCCCCCTCCGCCTCCACCTGCTGCAATTAATAAAGTATTTGATTTATATACAAAAGATCCACCACCACCTCCTCCACCTTTACTTCCATCACCTCCTTTTTGTCCCACAAGAATTACTATTTTATCATTTTGTAGTAGATTCAGTGTACTTTTTATCATTGCTCCAATACCACCTTGCGAAGTACCTCCATTTCCACCCGATGCTCCAAATACAGAAATTGTGTACTTTCCTTGTAACGGCACCGTCCACAACTGGTGACCATTTTTAACATTGAAGTAAGATGTATTTTTAACCCACGGTTGACTTGCGTACGCCTTTTGACACAAACTTAAATCAGGACCTCGTCTAGCGTCATGCAAACCTCCTGTAGTAAATACAAACGATTTAAATTCATATAATTGACATGATTGAAGGTTGCATTGTTGTACTTCGTTCAATGGAGGGCATTCTTTCCCCCCATTTGATGCTTGTTTCGTAACTGTCCTCGACCTTGTTTGAGAACCACCTCCACATGGCTTGTCACACGAAGCCCAATTTCCCCAATCACTCACTTTGCAATCTACAGCACACATTTGGGTATTGCAAGATCGTGCTTCGGACAAACTCGGACAACCTTTGCCTCCATTTGATGCTTGTTGCGTAACTGTCCTCGACCTAGTTTGGGAACCACCTCCACATGGCTTGTTACACGAAGCCCAATTTCCCCAATCACTCACCAGACAATCTTTAGGTTTTGTTGAATCCATAAGCATTGATTGTGCTTTATTCCTTTCGGATTCGGCATCTTGGACCTGTTTTTTTGCAGCTTGTATTTGTTTTTGCGCAATTGCCTCTTTCTCAATGGCGAGAATTTCATATTGTTTGTATTTTTCTTGACTTTCTTGAGCAAGTTTTTGCCAACTATCCCTTTCTTCTTTAGATTTCGCATATTGAGCATTCAATTGAGCAGCTTGCTCTTCAGCTCTGTGTTGCTCTTGCAAAAATCTTGCTTGAAGTGCTTGTTTTTCGTTGGAAGCATCATGTTCTATTTTTACCATTTTCTTTCTTTGGTTGTCAATTTCTTGATGAAGTAATCCATTTCCCTCTACCTCTTTGTATGATCGTTGTTTTTGGAGATAAATGTTCATATCATTTGTGGATGATTTATCATTAAATTCTACGACACATCTTTTGGTGCTTCCCATAGTATCATCTAAATAAATATTCCTCACAACAAGAGGATCATATAAAATTGCATTAGTCATGTCGCACTTTGCTGGATTATTTTCAGTATCAACTCCAGACACTTCCAATGAACATGCATTCGCCCTGTCTTGAACTTTGTACCAAGGCATGGATTTTCCAAACGCCTTAAATTCAAAGTCATTTTTATCTCGCAATGCAATTGTGCAATGGGTATTATAGTCATTTATATTTCTATTGTAAATTTGATTTTTTGCTTGTTCTGTGAGCATGTTTGAAGATATGTCCAAGAACGTTTCATAGGGTATCGACAAGGACACACAGATAACACCAATCAAGAAAATTATAAGTCCGGTGTTTTTCATTGTCTATATTGTTATTGTGGCATGAGAAATTTTAAAATCACAAGGTATTGTACCGAATGGGTCAGACACAATGTGTCTCAAATGTCCAAAAACGGTACGATTATGTTGCAACATAGCCGAGATTTCACGGAAATAGCAAAATTGCCTTAATGAGGCATTCTAGCGATATCACAGGTCACTACACTGTTGCCAGTATGCTTGTAACGTAAAATTTGTAAGCAACATCAGAGTTGTATACAACATCCCAAGAAGTAAGCATACTGTATTGTAGTCTATAATCAATCATTACATGAAAAATGGAAAAATCATAAAAAACTGCTGAAAACAAAAAAACGTGAATCCTGGAAAGTACGCGCAAAGACTTGGAGGGGCCCCCAATTTACCCAAAAGCGTACCATTATTTTGAACACTGTATTACAGTCTTCTACATGTACTTGGATGTCTTCCCTACACACTGTAAATATCATCGTACCATTTGGGGAAATCGGTACCCTGTTGAAGTGGGTACCGATTTCCCCAAATGGTACGATGATAATGTTAGTCTATTTTACGAATATAACCGCTTTGCACCATACTAAAACTCACTCTCAAATTTGAGGGTACGCTTTGGGAAAATTGGGGGCCCCTCTACAGTTTTGTGTAGACTTCCCGGGATTTCAGATTTTGTTTAAAAAGCAGAAATGTTGGTGAAACTGACAATGCACAAATGGCGGTACTCGACGGTGCTACAATACTGATTTTCAGAGTGATGGTACGCTTTTGGAAAAAACCCTACCCTGTACATTTTGTGGGGACTTTCCAAGAATTCATAACATTATCTCAGTATCATAAATACTACGCTGTAGTCTATAATATTGAACTGCTTCTGAAATCATCACATGAAAAATGGAAAAATCATAAAAAAACTGCTGAAAACAAAATAACGTGAATCCTGGAAAGTACGCGCAAAGACTTGGAGGGGCCCCCAATTTACCCAAAAGCGTACCATTTTTTGAACACTGTATTACAGTCTTCTTCATGTACTATGATGTTGTTTCTACACACTGTAAATATCATCGTACCATTTGGGTAAACTGGTACCCTCTTCAACATCCTCAATCCTCTTGAAGAGGGTACCAATTTACCCAAATGGTACGATGATATTTACAGTGTATTCTACGAACATGATTACATTATAGCATACTGAAACTCAGTGTCAAATTTGAGGGTACGCTTTTGGGTAAATTGGGGGCCCCTCCACAATTTTGTGAGGACTTTACAGGATTTCAGATTCGGGAAAAAAAGCAGATATGTAGGCAACACTGACGTGCACAAATTGCGGCATTCAACGGTAGTACAAGACTGAACTCTAGTGTGATGGTACGCATTGGGAAAAAAAGGTACCCTCTACATTTTTGTGGGGACTTCCCGAGAATTCAGATTTGGTCAAAAAAGCAGAAATATTGCAACACTGAACATGCACTATGTGGTAGTACTCGGTGGTGATGTAAGACTGACCCTCAAGGCGATGGTATGCTTAGGATTTGGTGGCCATAACAATTTGATCACTTAAACATATATTAATTTGTATTGTACAGCATTATCAAGAACAACGTCTATCTTATGGACTGCGTTGAGGGCTTGAAAAAGATGGAATCCAATACTGCACAGATTATCATATGTGATTGTCCCTACAACATCGGTACGGATTTTGACAACAATAGTGATAGAGTGTGAAGTAACGGGAAATTGGATAGCAGCCGATAGTCTTAGACCTTTGATAGGTTAGCGGGGGGGGGGGCTATGCACGAACCAATTTTTGTCTGCCAGTTTCTTCATCGACCTCGAGCCTGCCAAACTTCGCGAGCTTGCCATTGACGTACGCATTGTAATCGTATAGCACACGGGTTGTCATGTTGAAAGCATAGAAAGTGCCATTCAGCTTACACTTCTTGTAAGGACCGACGTCTTTTTCTTTTACCACTTTGACTTTTTGTTTGTACTCCACATCGTTTTCTTCTTTCTCGTAATCAAGATGATAACTCAGTTCGTTGGGAGGATTGTTCTTGGGGAACGTCAGGCATTTAACCGATGCGTTATGATACTTGTTATGGACGAGGCAGTCTACTGAAGCATTTTTCATCAAATCTTGGATGGCATTGATGATTTTAGCCTTTCTGGCAGCTACATTGAAGATGTACTCATCCGTAGTTGCGGGCTTGCCGTTGCTCTTGTCTTTGTTTTGAATGGTTTTTGAAGATTTCAATTGCTTCTCCGTCATCTTGACGATGTATGTAAACACTTTAACAGTGCGTTCGGTGTCCGGCAAGTCCACGTGACTGTACGCACGCACGGCACGACCGATGACTTGGTTGATGCGGATTTCGTTCCAGTAAGGTTCTGTTATATGAACCTCACGCACGTGTTTCAAGGAAATACCTTCAGCACCCGATTGTGTGATCATGATGAGCTTGATGATGTCGCCACGCAGATTGTTCATGTTTGGAAACCTGACTTTGAGCGTATCTGGCATATCGGCCAAATCATTATTAAAGATCTTCATCAAAAACTGCGTTTCCTCTTCACTGCCCCTATATTGGAAGTATTTGGGTTTCAACATGTCTTCATCGGGAACATCCAAATCCCAACCACCGTTAGCAGTCTTCTTAATCTTGAACTCCGTCCAACCGTTCGCATCCAGTACTTTGGACAAAACACCAAGACCTTCTATAGTACGGAATTGAGAATACACGAGAGATTTGCCCTCGCATTGGTTGAGGTGTTGTACCATTGCGTTGAATTTGGGAGAGTACATCTCCAAGCGTCCGGGTACTAGGTACTTGTCTTCGTTATCAGCGAGTTTTTTGAGGCATGCTACCAACGCAGCTTGGTAAGCCTTTTCATCTTTACCCTCCACTTTAGCTTCTTCGCCAGCTACGTGTCCATCATCCTCATTCCAATCCATCTCTTTAGCCATCATACCGATCTTGCTAGGATATGGACGTTGGATTTCTTCAGGGAACACGAAGTTGCAGTTAGCACGCGAATACGCGCGATACACTTGTCCCGTAGAATCGAACAGGTCGCCGACAGGCGCTTTTTTCTTCATACGTTTCGCACCATCTTCTTTCTTCAGCTCTTCAAAACGGCTCTTTTCATAAACACCGAATTGGTAATCACTCATGTCTAACACCACATGAGAAGCGGGTTGCATGCGTGGATAGAGGTCCCCGAAGTATGTCCCAAAGTACGATACACATCCCATCATCCGCCGCGACAACATGCGGGCATTGTTCACGCCGTCTTTGTCAAAGTTTATGAAACGGGATGTGAACTCTTCCTTGTCTACGGGCAATACATATTTGACAGCCGTCGATGTGAAGGCGCATTTCAAGGTTTTTGTTATGTCCTGTTTTATAGCATCCAACGTGACGTTGCTTGGATCTCTTTCTACGGTGAGCTCAAGTTTGTTGTTAAACTTGAAGCCAATGGGAGCGAGTTGTATGAACGCCTTTTTCTTCAACGGATCTAGCGTGAAGTTATCTACATACGCATGCTTGTCGAGCAGCTCAGATACGTTGTCCGCGTTGAATGCAGCATTCTTAGCGAAGGAAAACTCGTGAACATACTGGGGTCCTTTGAGAAGGTTGATGATCATTGCGCTTTCATGAGGGTAATTGATCATGGGTGTTCCAGATAAGAGGATCAACTTGGCATTCTCGGCTCTCAATAGAAGGTCATATATACGCTTACCGATGCGACCATTCCCGACTGTTCTAGATATTAGATTGTGCACCTCATCCACGACAACTACTTTATTGTCGAAGGGGTTCCCGCTCGGATGTTCCACCTCAGCGATGAGTTCATCTATGTTTTTGTTGGTGATGCCATTGTAATTGATGAATTTGTATTTGTTCTGAATCATGGCATCCAATTGCAAATTGATAGCTGCCTTATCGTCCTCGCTCAAACTTTCCCAATTGCTAGCACCGGATTTTTGTGCTACCCACAAACCCTTGTTTTTCTTGATAACCTTTTCATCGGCAAAGGTGTTGTCGGTAACAAGTTTCATGACATCCGTAATATTGCCGAGTGCGACGAATTTCCAATTGTTTTCGATAGAAAAGAATTTGTTGCCGCCCCTATGCTTTATTTCTTGGATATAATTGGAACGCAAGGATGCTGGCAACATAACAATAACATCCATCTGACCTATGAGGTTCTCAGCAGTCAAAATGGACGCATACGATTTACCCAACCCCAACCCGTGGAGCAGTAATACCCCACGATACGGACTATCATATTGCAAGAAATCCTTAACAAAGCGCTGAGATGGAAACAATTCAGATTTGTCTTGTCCCGAGTACTTGAATGTGTCTCGGGTCCAAGTGGGGAATTTCACCCTATTGGGTAGCACCCAACCCTTGGGTGAGATCTCGACCAAGTAGTTTGGTTTGTATTCAGCCACGAGGTTGTGGAATTTGTTGGCATTCATCGGGGACGATGCCTTTTTCTTAGCGACTTTTGGAGGCATTATATTATTACTACATCACACAAAAAAAGAAGGAACACATAAGGATTGATTACCTTTTATATCCAATTATGCTTTTGGAAGTCGACCATCGTGAGAGCAAGTTGCTTCAAATATTGAATGAGCTCGACGTACCACATGTGAGCGCCAATTTGGACGTAGGCGACATTCGGATATGTCATGACGACAAGGTACAAGTCGTGATCGAGAGAAAGACGGTACAAGACTTGGCGGCTAGCATTTCGGATGGCAGATATAGAGACCAAAAGTACAGGATGCTCGACAACTACGGAGCATGTGCGGTGATGTACGTGATTGAGGGAAACATATGGAAAGACGGACAGACTGTATCTGCGTTCTCAACTACGAGCGAAGAGGGAGTCAAGGGAGCCATCATCAACACTCTTTTCAGGGATGGATTGCGCATAATGTGTGTGGATAACGTTCGACAAACAGCACAATTCATCGCTGATACATATAAGCGCATGTCTGCCGATCCTGCCAAGTACTTAAAGGGGACATGTGACTTGCCGAAACAAGCGCATGGCAAACGGACGTACGTGACCAAAGATGTATTCTTCGCTGGATGTTTGTGTCAGGTTCCGGGTGTTTCTAATGCTACTGCAACAGTTATCGTAGAGCACTATGGCACTTTGGCGCGGTTTGTCGATGACGCATCGGTAGACGTCATCGCAACTCTTAAAATGGCATCGGGGAAGAGAAAGATTGGCGCAAAATTGGCTGAGAGCATCGTATCGTATGTTCACAATATCGAACCCATTCAAATAAAAATTTGAG